GTTAACCTTTAATAAAAGGGACTGGTCAACTTTTTCGGAAGATCAGCGGGAATCGTTCAATTCTTACATGGTACATAGATATGTATCGATGTATATAGGTTATGTAGAAATAGCTAATGTTGCACAAAAACTCCCACTTGCCGAAAAAGAAAAAATATATAATATCTATAAAACCATGCTCCCTAAGAAAAAAATGTTCCTTAAGTATGTAAAGAACCAAAACAAAAAGCCATACGATGATTTATTAAAATATGTATCTGATTACTACCATTGTAGTTTTGGAGAAGCAGAACATTATATTGATATCATACGAGAAGCTGGTGTTAGAGGTATTCTTTGGGAAATGGGAGTTAATGACAAAGAAACAGATAAATTAATTAAAAAAGCAAAGTTATGAGAAATATTTTATTAGAGGCTGTTTATAAACATGCCGAAGGTCATGTTGCAAAACATAGAGCAAATATTGAAGTTTATCTTCACCAACCAGTTGGAATTGGAGAACACTCTGATATTGTAGAAGCAATTGAAATTGAATTAGAAGCAATTGCTAAGTACCAAGATCAAATTGAAATTCTAAATAATTACTTTCCAAGAGAAAAACAAACAATTCTTTAAGTTATGATTACAGAAAATCAAAGTTATGATCCTACAGGAGCTGGTAAAGCTATTTCGGATTTTGAACAAACATATCCAACTTTAGCTCAAGCATTTAAAGAAAATCAACAAGAACAGTACGAATTGTTTGCTCGTAAAATGATGGACTACGGTTTATCAAATATTACTTTAGGGTCTACACTCGAAGATCCTGAGGATATTAATCTTTCACTGACTGGGATTTGGCTTCGTTGTAATGACAAGATAAATCGTTTGAAAAACATGTTAAAACGTAAAGGTCGTAACTATGTTCAAGACGAACCAATGATTGATAGTTTTATTGATATTGCTAACTACGGAATTATTGCTCAGTTAGTAATGAAGGGTAAGTGGAAAAAATAAGTTTTGGCTAAAAAGAAAAAAATCCCTCAAATTCTTAAACAAATTAAGAATCAACCTTTAAGGGAAATGAATTATGCTTTTGAGAAAGCAATTTCATATAGCCAATTTTCTGTATTTCAATCTTGCCATCGCAAATGGGCTTTACAGTATAGAGACGGTTTTTATACGTCTGAACAATCGATCTACATGACTTTTGGGACGGCATTGCACGAAGCTATACAGCATTATATAACAACTATATATGAACAAAGCGGAGCAGCAGCTGATAGGATTGATTTGAAAGAGTATTTTGAAGAACGCTTTCGAGAAACTTACCTAAAAGATTATAAATCTAATAAAAATACCCACTTCAGCAATTCAGTTGAAATGAATGAATTTTTTGAAGATGGACTTGAAATCTTAAATTTTATTAAGAAAAAACGAGGTGGATATTTTGGAAAAAGGGGTTGGCATTTAGTAGGATGTGAAGTTCCTCTTATGGTAACCCCAAATCCTAAATATCCTAATATTTTATATAAAGGATACTTAGATGTTGTTTTATATAATGAAACTTTAAATAAATTTAAAATTTTAGATATTAAAACATCTACTAGAGGTTGGGGTGATAAAGAAAAAAAAGACGAAACTAAACAATTTCAACTTATTCTCTATAAAAAATACTACAGCCAACAATTCAATATCCCTGAGGATAATATTGATGTTGAATTTTTTATTGTAAAACGTAAAGTTTGGGAAAATAGTGACTTCCCTATCTCCAGAATCCAAGAATTTAGACCAGCTGCTGGTAAAGTAAAATTGAGTAAAGCTACAAAAGCTATTAATAGTTTTATAGAAGAAGTATTCAATGTAGATGGTTCACACAACTCTAAAGAATTTTTCCCTAACCCATCAGCTCATAATTGTAGATTTTGTCCTTTTAAAGATAATAAAGAACTTTGTGATAAAGGGTTAATTTAAAAGAATCCTAATATATTTATATACAACAATTAATAATAAAAGCTATGAGTAAAAAAGATATGACATTAACTTCTGTCAAAGTACAGAGTGAGTTATTCGAAGATTTTAAAATTGCTTGTGTGAAATACAAATTTTCTCTACAAAAGCTTGCTGATCGTACAATTCATTTGTATCTTACTGATGAAGATTTTAGAAAGAAAGTTCACAATCACACAAATTTAGAAATCACAGAGTAAAAATTAAATTAAAAAAGTTACATGAATAATAGTTTTGGTTACCTGCCTCCCGAGCAGAGAAAAAAAATCATTTTAATCACCGATGACATTAGAGTTCATTCCGGTGTAGCAACAGTAGCACGAGAAATCGTGTTAAAAACTTGTCAACATTTTAATTGGGTTAATATTGGGGGGTCTATTAAACATCCCGAAGCTGGAAAACGTTTAGATATATCTGCTGATACTAATAAAAGTGCAGGTATTGAAGACGCATCAGTTATAATTTATCCAGCTAATGATTATGGTGGGCCTGATATGTTGAAACAAGTTATTGAACTTGAAAAACCGGATGCTATAATGTTGATTACTGATCCACGTTATTTTATATGGTTATTTGCTATGGAAAATGAAATCCGTAAAAATATTCCTATTACTTATTTGAATATTTGGGATGATTATCCTGCTCCTATTTACAATAAAGCATTTTATGAAGCTTGTGATTTGTTAATGGGAATTTCTAAACAAACTGTTAATATTAATAACATTGTTTTAGGAGATAAAGCAAAAAATAAAATTATAAAATATGTTCCTCATGGTCTAAACCCAGACTTGATGTCTCCTATTACCCCAGAAAGCCAAAAAGGAGAAGAACTTAAACAGTTTAAACAAAATTTGTTTGGAGGTAAAGAATATGATTTTGTATTATTCTTCAATTCAAGAAATATTCGCCGTAAACAAATTCCGGATACAATGTTAGCTTACAAATATTTCATTGATCAACTCCCAGTTGAAAAAGCTAAAAAATGTGCTTTTGTACTTCATACAGAAATGGTAAGTGAACATGGTACTGATCTTTTGGCTGTTCAAGAATTATTGTTAAATGATGATAAGTATAATGTTATTTTTACTAACAGAATATTTAACGCATACGAAATGGGTCTTCTTTATAACTGTACAGATGCTCAAATTTTGTTAACATCTAATGAAGGTTGGGGATTAAGTTTAACAGAAGCTATCTTGTGTGGTAATCCTATTATTGCCAATGTAACAGGAGGTATGCAAGACCAAATGAGATTTGAGGATGAAGACGGAAATTGGTTTACCCCATCACCAGAAATACCTTCAAACCATACTGGAAAATATAAAAAATGTGGTAAATGGGCTTTCCCAGTATTTCCAACAAATAGATCAATCCAAGGTTCACCCCAAACTCCTTATATCTTTGATGACAGATGTCGTTCTGAAGATGCGGCTGAACAAATAATGGCTGTTTATTCTTTATCTAAAGAAGAACGTAAAGCTAGAGGTTTAGCTGGTAGAGAATGGGCATTGAATGAAGCTGGACTTACTAGCCAAAAACAAGGTGAAAGAGTTATTGAAGCATTTGATGAATTATTTAAAACTTGGAAACCAAGAGAAAAATTTGAATTTATCAATACAAATGAAGTAGAAGATAGAGTAATTAAACACGAATTGTTATTTTAATATGAAACCGTTATTTATAATTAGTTCCCCTTTCGACACATACAGTGGCTATGGAGCTCGCTCGAGAGATTTAATCAAAGCCATTGTAGAAACCGATAAATATAATGTAAAATTATTGTCTCAACGTTGGGGAAGTACACCTTTTGGATTTTGTAAAGATAATCCTGAATGGAGTTTTTTACAAGAATTAGTTCTTCCAAATAATCAAATTCCTAAAAAACCTGAAATTTGGGCTCAAGTAACAATTCCAAGTGAATTTCAACCAATAGGAAAATTTAATATTGGATTTACAGCTGGAATTGAAACTACGATATGTGCTGGAGATTGGATTGAAGGATTAAATAGGATGGACCTTAACATTGTATCTTCAGAACATTCTAAAAATGTATTTGTAAGTACTGAATTTGAAAAAAGAAATAGAAATACACACGCTTTAGAAGGGTATATTAAATTAGAAAAACCTGTTGAGGTATTGTTTGAAGGAGCAGATATTAAAACCTACTTTCAAGATGATCGTCCATGTTTGATTGATTTTAACATTCCTGAAAAATTTGCTTATCTATTTGTAGGACATTGGATGCAAGGTGATTTAGGTGAGGATAGAAAAAATGTAGGATTATTGGTTAAAGCTTTTTATGAAGTATTTAAAAACAAACAAAATGCCCCTGCTTTAATCCTTAAAACATCCCAAATAGGTTCTTCATATGTTGATAGAGAAGAAATTCTTAAAAGAATTAAACTTATTAAAAAAACAGTAAACGCTAAAACTTTCCCTAATGTTTATTTACTTCATGGTGAATTTACAGATGAAGAAATGAATTCACTTTACAATCATTCTAAAGTAAAAGCAATGGTTAGTTTAACTAAAGGTGAAGGTTTTGGTCGTCCACTACTTGAATTTACCTTAACTAAAAAACCATTAATTACCACGGCTTGGTCCGGACATGCAGATTTTCTTAATCCTGAGTTTACTACTTTAATTGGAGGTCAGTTAAGCAATGTTCATCCTAGTGCAGCTAATCAATGGTTGTTACAAGAATCTCAATGGTTTACTCCTGATAATGGACAAGTAGGTCATTATCTTAAAGATGTGTTTGAAAACTATAAAGGTTATGCTGAGAAAGCAAAACGTCAAGCTTATAAAAGTAAAACAGAATTTAGTTGGGATAAAATGAAAGAAAAATTGGATAATATCTTAAATGAAAATGTCCCTGAATTCCCTAAAGAAGTTAAATTAAAGTTACCTTCGATGAAAAAAATTGAATTACCTAAATTACAAAAAATAAATGGATAATCTAATTAATTGCTCCCGTTGTGGTTCAGATGCATGTTATGTAGAAGAAGTAAACCAAGACATTAAAACCTATTTTTGTTATGGATGTGGTTTCCAAACCAATTCAGTACTAAAAGAAGGTGAACCGTTTTATGAAGAACAAATAAGTATTTTACCTGAACTTTATAAAGACCTAATGGTAGAAGATGAAGAGGGTAAAATTTGGATGCCAACTACAGTAAATCTCCCACAACAAGGAATGATTTTTGCTAACGGTCCTAGCTCAAGAGATTGGGCTTGGTCCGCAGTAAAAGCAGTCCCTGTTAAAGAAGAAGAAAAAGAAAAATATCCAATACCAAATAAATCCGGAGAGTTTTATGAATGGAGAATGGATATGACTACTATGAAAAGTTTCCCTGAGCGTGACTTTATGGAAGCACTTTCATACATTGGAGTATTACCCGAATAATATTAAGTTTTATGAAAAAAATATGGTATGCCCCTTATAAGTTTGAATCTTATGGGGAAGAAGAAATTAAAGCAGTAGAAGAATCACTCCGTTCAGGATGGTTAGGTGGGCAAGGTCCTAAATCTGTAGAATTTGAGGAAAAAATTGCTAAACGTTTTGGTAAAAAATATGGT